CAAAGTAAGGTTCTTGCATTCTTGGACGATCATATTCCATGCCTGTGATATAAAAAGTAATCAACGGAGTTGAAGGTAATGCACTAGCAGAGTTTTGTTGTAGTATAGTCTGAGCTTGGCGAGTAGCATCACCGTACCGCACAGGAACTCTGATCAAAGTCCCGGCATTGGGATTGTTGCTACCATATTCAATTTGGAAGTTACTGAAAATCCGAGCAAATTGCAACAAGAATCTGCGTATTTGTTCGTCATAAAAAAATTGTTGCATCGATTAGCGTCCTGGCGGTCTAGGGTTGGGCGGCTTATTACCATTTTGGTCACCGTTGTCAGCTCGAGGTTTCAGCAGTTCACTGAGACTCTGACGACTCGGAATGTTACCCAAGTCAGTAGTTGACACAGTGTATGTATTATTGACAAAGCCCGAGCGTAAAGTTTGGTTCATTGGACCATTGGTTAGATTTGTTCTAACATTGTCCTCTATTTTGACCCAGGTTGCACCATTAAAGCGGAACAACCGATTGGGGAAATAATCAAGTCGTAAACAATACGCACCTTGTACTGGATTGGGCGGAAAACTTACACCGGGGGTTACAGGTAATCCGTTAGGGGCAATGCCATCACCAGTGAGATAACCCATTGTGTATCCGTCGGCTCTTGGGCTCACAGCCGCTTCAGATGAGTTAATGAATGTTGAGTCTACAGTAATAGTAGTAGTCTCAGTAACTGGCTGAACATTAGATACAGTATAAGAAATTGTATCTGAGTCACCCAACATTTGCATATTCCAGTCGCTGCCATCGTAACGATAAAGTCGACTAGGGAAGAAATCCAAGCGCAATGCATAGTCATTCACTGCTGGATCAGTTGGAAATGCTATGCCAATGGTGGCATTTACAGGTGTCTGACCAGTACGATTAACCTCACCAGTGGTGTATTGAACTGGCGTGGTGGTAGTGGTTGTTGCGGGGAACTCGTTAGTAGAACCGTCGGCAGTTACTCCCGAAGGATCAGCTGGTGAGCCATCTTCATTAGTAGGAAATATGTAAAATTTTACAGTATCGTATCCAGACAATGGAACATCAAGTTCCGCTTGTGCTAGCAACGCATCGTTGATTTCGAGATCTTTAGGTCTAGTACTTGCCACATCTGCCTCTGTTGGTGGATCAATTGGTTCCCAATAATTAGTGTCTGTAATTTCTGTACCCACTGGTGTATCTATTTTGGCTTTGAAATAGTTGTTGCCATAATTTACAATACTGCCTGCTGGATAGAAGTTACCTGGATCCCAAATTTGTTCTGATACAAATGGTTTGTTAATAATTTCTTGGTATTCTTGTGCGTTGACCATGGGGGTGGCCTTGACTCGCCACAAGTGTGGCATCCAAGTTTGAGAGAAACCTTCGCTGGCAAAATTAGCATCTTGTATAACATAGTATCTAGGAAGTGCTCGGGGTATAGCAGGATCTAACGGATTCATGTCACGCAAATTGGGCACTTCTAAAACATCGCCACTCATGAGCTTGCGCCCAAATGTGTCAATCATGTCGTTGTAATGAAAGGTAATGAACAATGTGTCATTGTTTAAAAACAATCCAAATTGGGTAAGATCAAAATCAATGTCTTGTGATCGATACACGCCGCGCATTTGGTACACGTCTGGATCATAAGCTCTATCTCGATTTTCCAACAGCAACAAATCTTGTATAAACAACGGATCTTCTGTTGGGTATTGTGGTTGTGTGGCATCATAGTTGCCACTTTCAAGCGAGTCCTCGCCTGCAGTTTTTGGCCCTAGGTATTTGTGTACATAGAGATCTAGCCCGCCTACGGTGTACATTTCCGAGATGGTTTTATCAAAAAATTTGTAATCATTCGTCCTATTGGGACGCCACATACTGAGTCTTGGCATAGTGATGTATTTATAGAAAATTTGGTTGACCAGAAATACGCAAATTGCTATAATTAGAGCTTAACAACAAAGGAGTCCGTATGCTTACAGATGCACAGTCAAATTTAATCAATAACACTAAAGTTTACACTTTAGATTACGAAGCCGAGGCAATCAAAAGCTACAATGCTGGTGAGGGAGATAAAATGGACCAGCTTGAGGCTCGTGCAGATGCCATCATCACTGAGCTCACCAGCTACGACATGCGGGACGATCTGGGCGGTATCACAGTGTACTTTTGCGGTAAAACTTTAGTAGCGTTTTACGATTACGAGCAGTTTAAAGGCACTGTGTTCTAAAAACAACATTTATAGCAGTGATTGACAGCAAAATCAATCACTGCTATAATTATAAAGTGTATCAAATATAGGAGCCCACATGATAGTAGCAACAAAGTCTGTAAAATTGTTAAACCCACGTAGTGCAGATACCAATGTCATGGGCCCAGAACCCACATGGAAGATCCAGCCCACCGATAATCGGTTTAGTGCTCTAAGCAAGGCGTTCTCGTGGTACAATTATTTTTACGGCAAGAAAGATGCACGTGACATGATTGTTAACTATTTGGAATTACATGGACGTAAGAATGATGTCGGTCTTTTACGTGGGGTGCCGGACAGTGCAATTCGACTCACAACAGGCTGGTTGTGCCGCATGAGCATGGTGGGATTAGAACTAAACGATCATGAGCAAATCAAACTAGACAATTTGCTTCGAGAATTGTTAGAAACAAAACAAATTGAAATAGCAGAAGAAGTTGTAGTAGAAGATTCTACACCACGAATCACCATCCAAGATCGACTGCGTGAGAAAGTATCAGAATGTGCAGGTGAATTGGACGGCTTGTTTGACGACTTTATCACAGGAGGTGCCAAGCTCACGGCAGACTACAAACCCGTGGTACTCATGCGCAGTCTAAACATTGCTCCACAAATGGTAAATGACATCAAACAAATTTGGACACGCAAGTTGTCAGAGTTTGATGCCGCAGTTGAGGGCAAGGATGCGGACTTGGTGCAGGGCTACAATTACTTGACCAAGATACAGTTAAAGAATTGCGTGAAGTTCTGTGAGCTTGTGATTTCGGATTGTGGTGCGTATGTGCAGATTAAAAAGGTTGAGCGCAAGCCACGCAAGGTCAAAGCAGTGCCGCCTGAAAAACGAGCCGCAAAGTTCAAACACATTATGGAATTTGCAGAGCTCAAACTCAAGGGATTGCCTGCCGCAAGCCTAGTGGACAAAGCAGAAGCCTGGTTGTATGACACCAAGAAACGCAAGCTGATTCACCTTGTTGCTGATAGTCATGCTCAGGCATTTACTGTAAAGTCCAACTCAATCATTGGGTTTAGTACAGTTGAAAGTCAGCAAAAAACTCTACGCAAACCAGCAGATGTACTCAAAGCACTAGGAGCCGCAGGTAAGCCAGCCGCTAGGAAGATTTACAAGGACTTGACCACTACAGAAACACCGTTTAACGGACGTGGTACAGAGAACTTGATCATTCTAAAGAGTTGGTAAATATTAGGGACAGGAGTCCCTAATGGCTGACGAAACACTAGACCCGCTTAAAAAACAACTGATAGAATACGTACAACTCCAACTTGGTGATCAAATAATTGATATCGAGTTGGATCCATCACATTACGAAGCCGCATACCAACGCACCCTAGGGGTGTATCGACAACGAGCTCAAAATGCATATGAAGAGAGCTACAGTTTTATGCAGTTAGAAAACAACGTTAATGTGTACACCTTGCCACAAGAAGTTGTCACAGTTCGACAAATTTTTCGTAAAACTATTGGCGTAACTGGATCTGGTGGCACCAGCTTTGATCCATTTGGCGCCGCCACACTCAATGTGTATTTGTTAAACATGAACCAAGCCATGGGCGGCCTTGCTACATACGATTTCTATCAGCAGTATGTTGAACTTGCGGCACGCATGTTTGGCGGCTTTATCAATTACACATGGAATCCAGTAACCAAAAAACTACAGTTGATTCGTGACCCTCGTGGCACTGGAGAAGTAGTATTGCTTTGGACATACAATTTACGCCCAGAAATAACGTTACTAAGCGATTATCAAATTAGTCAATGGTTCCGTGATTATATGGTAGGCGCCGCCAAATACATCATTGGTGAAGCACGTGAAAAGTTTGGGACCATTGCTGGCCCACAAGGCGGCGGCACTCTAAATGGCGCCCAAATGAAAACAGAAGGCCAGGCCATGATGGACAGATGCATAGAAGATCTCAAACTCTATGTGGACGGATCACAGCCACTTACTTTTGTAATTGGCTAACCTACTTTAGACTATTATCTAAAATTCTGTTATACTTACTGTATGGCAGACATTATGATTGACATTGAAACTTGCGGTACAGGCCCAGAAGCCTGTATCCTTACAATTGCGGCTCAGTGTTTTAATCCACTTGAGCGTGAGGATTTTGAGTCCATGCGAAGCTACTATGCTCGTGTTGATCCCGGTAGTCAACCCGATCGCAGAGTGCAAGATGATACCATTGCGTGGTGGGCCACTCAACCTCCTGAAGCACAAGAAGAAGCCTTTGGCGAAGAAGGCAGAATTCCTCTAGAACAGGCACTCCAGGAACTTGGCAAATATATCTGGCACAGCAAAAGATTTTGGGCAAATGGTCCCACGTTTGATGCTAACATCCTAGAGCATGCTTACAAGAGCTACAACATTGCCTTGCCCTGGCAGTTTTACGTTGTGCGCGATGCACGTACAGTGTACAGCCTATGCCCCGGCCTTGACAAATATCCAGCTAGCCATCATGCCTTGGAAGATTGTCGTAGACAAATTTTGTTGTTGTGGGACACACTAGAATATCTAAACGTCAAGGAACTGGTATGATTGTTGGAATATGTGGATTTATCGGATCAGGTAAAGATACAGTAGCAGACTATCTAATGAATGTGCACGAGTTTAGGCGTGACAGCTTTGCTAGCACTCTTAAAGATGCTGTGAGCTTGGTATTTGGTTGGGACCGTACCCTCATCGAAGGGCGCACCAAGCAAAGTCGCGAGTGGCGTGAACAAGTAGATCCATGGTGGGCAGAACGTCTAGGCATGCCCAATTTAACCCCACGCTGGATCTTGCAATACTGGGGTACCAATATTTTACGCAACTATTTTCACGATGATCTTTGGATTGCTAGTCTAGAAAACAAACTGCGCAACAGTCAAGACAACGTAGTCATTAGTGATTGTCGCTTTCCTAATGAAATCCGCGGAATCCAACAAAGTGGCGGATATGTAATCAGGGTATCTAGGGGCGAAGAGCCTTGGTGGTACGAACTTGCTGTAAGGGCAAACTTGGGCAATTTAGATGCACAAGCAATACTGGAAACCCACAACGTACATGCCAGCGAAACATCATGGGTTGGTACCGGGTTTGATTATGTACTAGACAACAACGGAACTCTTGATGATCTGTTTAAACAGATCAATGATCTGGTTCAAGATCTCCAAGCCGCCAAGGCAAATCTAGTTTTGTAACTTCCTGAACGCAATTTAAACATACTGTTTTGAGATTGCGCAATTCACAGTTATTGAGATTACCATCAACATGATACACTGACAATTGGCCAGTATACCTGGCTTTGAACCCGCAACGATCGCATGCGGGTTTTTTCTTGTACCCTGCCAGATGCCACCTTGGAGAAACTGGTTTGAGTTTGCGCCCTTTACGAATACAGGCATCGCATTTGGATCTATAATATGTTCGATCATATTTGTGATAGGCTATGGCTCGAGGACGAGCGTTGCAAACAGTACATAAAGGTCTCATACTGTTATTTACCAAACAAACCTATATATAGGCACCTCAACGGGGACTTCTTTTGCCGTTCACGGTAAATATCATTAGCAATTTTTTATTAAGGATTCAATTATGGCACTAGTTTCTCCCGGCGTACAAGTAACCGTTGTAGACGAGTCGAATTACATTCCAGCTGCTACCAGTTCGGTACCTTACATTTTGTTGGCCACAGCGCAAAACAAAATTTCAGGAACCGGCACTGGAGTGGCTGCAGGCACCCTTAAAGTCAATGCTGGCAAAGTATATTTAGTTACTAGCCAGCGTGATTTAGCTGCCACATTCGGTAACCCGTTCTTCTACAAAACATCAGCTGGCACTCCTATCAATGGATATGAGCTCAATGAATATGGCTTGTTGGCTGCATTCTC